TCAGGCTAGTTCGTTAGTGGCGTGTCTGTCCGCAGCTGGCGTGCGAATGTAAAGACAAACTAAGCATGTAGTACCGAGGATGTAGAAATTTCGGACGCGGGTTCAACTCCCGCCAGCTCCACCAAATAAAACAAGGGGTTACGTGAAAACGTAGCCCCTTTTTCTATTCCAATGGCGGCAAAATGGCGACAGGCTTTTGGACTGGCGACAAAAAAAACCCGCTTTGAAAGCGGGTTCTTTTTAAAAATTCATGTGCCCTTGCCCATCTTTTCCCGGATGTGGGGGCGCAGAAGAAATCACATTAGGCTTTATGATATGCCTAACAAATGTTTCGTGCGTGACAAAAGTACAACCGCAGTTGATATTTTGGCACTGGTTGTAACGTTCTTTGGTTGTTGCTGATACCTGAAAACTGCTTCTTGTATGGGCTGCCTGGCCGCACTCTGGACAATTCATCATTCCGGTTATCCCACCACTTTTGCCAAAATCACAATAATGATACATCATTATTCAATTTTGAGAACCCATTACTCCATTTCAAGATCATCAATCTTAACTTCAAGCTCCAGAGTCGTAGTGAAACCATTATCTGCATTGACACTATGCGTCAGGGTGGTAATGGTCCATTCGGCATCATCAATGGGCTGTTTAAAGCCGCTCACCTTCACCGGCATTTCGGTATACAGATCAGCCCTTCCCTCTGCGAGCTGCAGGGAGAATGTTGCAACCCCGCGCTGCAGACGCTCCCACTGCATCTTTGCCGCTCGCTCTGCATTGCTGCGGTTTGCATAAGTTCTGTTAAGGACCAGCACGTTTTCATCCGTTCCAACCAGGTAATCTCCCTGTTTTGCTTCCGGCTCCTTTGCCACGATGGTTTTCTTTCGAAGGCGCTTAACCTTTGCTGTCTCTTTTTTCTTTGGCTCACGGGTATGGAGCCAGCTGGCAATTACCCCCGTATAGGCATCGCGATCAGCCAGGGTAAAACGATGACCGTCACCAGCCTGGCGGGTGATGGTGATAACCGGCAGCGGCTTACCGCTTGCCGTTCTGCCCTGCCCCTGGCGGATAAACAACAGATTGCCGTCCTTAACTGAGGCTATCGCCCCATACTGCCGCGCCAGCTTCATCAAAAAGCTGGCGTCGCTTTCATTAGTCTGGTCAAGATGATCGACAGGCTTGTCCAACAGGTCCTTTCCCAGCGCCATCATTAATTTATGCCTGCCCGCGATTTCCTTCACAACTTTGCCCACCGTTGTCTGGTGCCAGGACTTTTCACGCCGCGTATTCAGGGTTTCACGGAAATCTGCACTACGCGCGCGGATTGTGAGACGATCAGGCGCGCCGCAGTGCTCAATCTCATCGACAGTAAACGCCCCTTTCGGAAAAAGCGGCTGACCTTTCCACCCCAGCGCAAACTGAATAATGGCCCCCCGACGCGGCAGAACGATTAGCCCGTCCGAGTCGTCCAGTTCCAGATCAAGCTGGTCCGCTTCAAAGCCCCGGTTATCCGTCAGCGTCAGACTCATCAGGCGCGCATCCAGCACGGTAGTCACATCTTTACCTTCAATGATGATACTGAAACCGGGGGTTTTACTGTTCAGGTTCAGGAGATCAGAGCTGAAATTCACTGCAGTAACCCTCCAACCGTATTTTTCATACTGCCTATCGCAGAGGTGGCAGATTCCTGCAAATTACTGAGCTGGTCGCTGAGGCTGCCGAACATATCAGACAGCGACTCATCCACCCGTTTCAGGCTCAGCGAAAATTCGATGCGCCGGGGCATACCGCTCTCAAAAAATTCTGTTTTTGTCTGGCTCAGACTCTCGATCACAAACATGCCGTAAATCGTCCCGCTCCCCTCAATCAGAGGCCAGGCTTTTCCCAGCTCCGCCATCTGCTCCAGCGCCAGCAAAGACAGCCTGCCGCCGGTAATCTCCGGCAGCAGGACACCGGACAGAGTAAGCGTATCGTTATCCGGTCCAAGAAACTGCGTTGACGGGCGCCGGTTAACCCGGCTGTTGGCTGCGTGCCGCCAGCTGCGCTGATACTGCAGCTCCTGATAGGGCACTGTTCGCAGCATGAATACGTACAACCCCAGCACCATCATCATTATTCGTAACCCCCTCGATCACTGAAATTACTGCGTGTTTTTGCCCTGGCCCTGCGCTCACGCTCATCAAGCTGCCGGGCCACCTCGCGGGCGATATCCTGCGCGCTTTGCCCTGGCTGCGCGACAATATGAATTGGCGCGCTTATCTCGTACTTAATGACCTGCGGCTGTCTCTCTTCCTTCGGCGACGGCGCCGATTGCGTCCTGACAGGCACACTGTACCGATGAAGTGGTGCGGCTTCTGCCGGGGCAGCCGCCAGGCCCATTACGCCAGCAACCACGGAAGCAAATACCTTCTGGCGCATAGCCATCGGGTCAGCCCTGTTATCCGTGATTTCCGTAATGGCCGGTGCTGGCATGACGGCAGCAGCGATATCAGCCAGCTCCGCAGCACGATCCCGACCAGGAAGTTTTACCGGGGCGTTAACAATCTCAGGAGGCAGTATTAACCTGCTTTCAGGCCTTTGCTCCGGGCTGGCTGTTACATCACGAACGGGGCTTACTGTTGCCGCCCGTTTCACCAGTTCAGTAGTGCGATTGATTACCGGAATATTTGCCGGACCGTTCACACTATCAGGCGGCAGAACTATCCCGCGTTCAGGACGTTGTTTAGCGCTGGCCGGTTCCGTCCGGGAAGGATTGAGCGTTGCCGCCACCCTCGCCAGATCAGCAGTCCGTTTCCTGCCGGTGACATTGGCGGGTCCGTTAACAATCTCTGGGCCATTCTCGCCCACGATGCCGAACTGGCCGCGCGGAATGGTACCGCCGCTGTCGTACATTCCAGCAAAACCCATCGTCGGGAATCCGCCAGGCGGCAGCACCACTTTACCGTCTCTGTTGACCGTAGATGGCTGCTGCCGCGTGACCTGTTCAGGAAGCTTCGCTTTGGCCGCCTCCTTGCTGACAATGCCGAGTTTTTCAAGCAGCCAGGACACGCCCGATTTAAGCGAATCCAGCGGGTGCATGACCATGTTCAGCCCTGCCGCCAGCGCTTCGCCAAACTGCCGCCCCATCGACGCCGCGCTTTGCAGTTCTGCAGAGGTGGATTTAACCGGCGTCAGCAGATCAGTAAACCAGCCCCACAACGCCTGGACCTTGTCACCTATCCACTGGAAAACAGGCTGCAGTGGCTCAAACGCCGCACTGATAGGCGCAGCTGCAGCTTTGAATCCTTCAACCACTCCACCTAAAAATGCGCTTATCGGCTGCCAGTATTTCCAGACAACCAGCGCCACGCCAGCCAACGCCGCCACGACCAGACCTATCGGACTAAGCAGGGCGCCCAGCAATCCAGAAATCCCGTACAGCGCAACGCGAAGGAGAGCCAGCGGGCCGGACGCCATAAAACGAAGCACGCCAGCGGCTGCGGATACCCCCCCGCGCAACGCGGCCAGCGGGTTCATTACCATGCCGATAACGTTGCGAAAACCAGACATTCCGCTGCGAAGGACAGCAAGCGGTGCACCGGCCAGCGCTTTCAACGCATTGCCAGCCAGACCGGCAGAACGACGCAGGGAGTTAAGGGGAGACGTCAGCAATCCGGCGCTGCTGCCGGATGCCGCCAGGCCACGGCGCAACAGGGAAAGCGGCGCATTTGCCAGCCAGGACAGCGCGCCGCCGGTTCGGGTCACTGCAGACATAACGGAGGGGAGTGTTTTTACACCCAGCACGGACAGGCCTAAACGGATCACCGCCAGCGGCCCCAGCACGGTAGCCACGGCCACCGCCAGTGTGCCGAGTATAACGGTGATCGCAGCAGTGGCCGCCGCCACTTTCATCAGCGTGCCCGCCAACTGCGGGTTAACCTCAACCCATCGACGCAGTGCCCCGGTAACGCTTTTGACGTATCCCATGATATCCATCAGCGGCTGGCGCAGTGTTTCCCCCAGGCTACTGAAAGCGTTCTGCGCGCCCGTTTTAACAAGCAACCACTGCGCGGAAAGTGAATCCTTATTGATATCGGATTCTTTCTGCATGGAGCCGTTAGCCTCAGTGCCTGAGGTGAGCTTCAGCTGTCGCTGCAGCTCCGGCAGGTTGTTTGCAAGCTTCGCAGCATCATCGCCAAACTCCTTGCCAAATATCATCGTCATGGCGGACAGGCGTTTATCCTGCGGCAGCCTGTTGACCTTCTCCAGCACGCGCTGAATGGTCCCCATTGCGTCCTTTGTCATCTGCTTTTCAATCTCTTCTGGATTGAGTTTCAGCAGATCCATTCCTTCCATGAACCGCTTGCTCTGCATGGTCGCAATCGACAGTTCGCGCACCATCGCATTTGATGCGCTGGCGGCAATTTCAGGCGCGGCGCCCAGAGACAGGAAGGTGGAACCCAGCGCGGCCGCCTTGCGGAAATCAAGCCGGTCAGCCACGCCGCCCATGCGCTGCAGCACATTGATGATATCGCCGCCCTTAGACATGGCGTTATCGTCCAGGTAGTTCAGGGCATCGCCAAGCTGTTCAATATTGCGGGTCGGCACTTTATAGAGCTGCGCGATTTTCCCCAGCCCCTCCGCCAGCTCATCAGCGGGCAGCTCGAATGCCGTTGCGGCCTTTGCAGCAGTGGATGCAAAGGCCAGCAGGTCACGCTTCTGGTCTTCGTAAGAATCGTTCTGGTTTGTCACGCCCATGCGGGCGCCACCTTCAACCAGCGCGGCATAGTCGATGGCGCCATTCTCCATCGGCAGCTGTTCACTGGCGGCCTTGATGGCATCCTGCATGTCATAAAACTGTTTTGTGCGGTTGCCGTTGTCGTCCCGCAGCCCGTTAACCTGCTTTGCTACGCCTTTCATCGCATCTTCCATGCTGGCATAGCTTTTAACGGCAGCCATCACCGGCGCGCCCATCGCCAGCCCGGCGGCAGTAGTCGTTGCTCCGGCGCCCGCAATACGATCCCGCACCTCAAGGCGCCGCGAATACTGATCGCGGACGACGTTCATACGGGCCCGCTGCTCGCCCAGGCGTTTAAGGGATTTCTGCTGTCGGTCCAGCGCCTGCCGGGTTTCGTCGGCATTCTGCCGCAGCTCCCGCTGCGCACTGCTCAGCTTTTTGGTGTCCAGCCCGGCCTCATTGAGCGCAAGACGCTGACGCTGCACCGACTGACGCAGGCCGTTGTATTTGCTCTGCAGCTCGTTAACGCGGTTTTTTGCCTGCTCCAGCAGACGCGCCTGCGCCGCCGTCGGCCGGTTAGTAGCTGAGAACTGCGTGGCAAGCTTCGCCGCTTCTTCGCGTGCGGCTTTAAGACTGTTGCCGGTGACGGCCAGCTGCGCGCTTGCCTTGCGGAAACCGTCAATACGGCCCGCCTGGGCGTCCAGTTCTTTTAATCTTGCGCGGCTTTGCTGAATGGCGGTAGCCAGCTCTTTAGAACTGGCCTGCGCTGATCGGAATGGGCGGGTGAGTTTATCAACCGCATTTAGAATTACCTGCAAACGCAGGTTAGTGTCACTCATCGCTGGCCCCGCTTCTCTGAATCGCTTTATACCGCCACTCCAGCACTTCGGTCAGCGGCATAACGTCAGTGACGGACGGCGGCCAGTGAAAAATGGTGGCGATATCAGCCACCAGGTCTTCTACCGTCAGGCTGTCGGCAAACCGGCAAGCACCGATTTCTTCAACAAAAAAGTGACCACCTCAACCGACAGCGCGGTGAGATCTGCGGGGTCCATTTCAGCCATCTCCTGAGCGGTCAGCGCGGGCGTGGAGATGCGGGGAATAATCGTCATCATCGCGCCGACGTCCATATCCATGATCGCCTGCAGGCGGGTGCCACGCAGCGCGCCGGACTGCGGCTTGCGCAGCATAATTTCGGCAATTTCGGTTTTACCGCGTTTGATTGGGGTGTCCAGCTGTACGGTTTTTTCAGTCAGTTGTTCGCTCATTGTCATTTCCTGTTAATAAGGTACTGGCGCGGCTGCCCGCGCCTTTAAAGTAGATCAGAGGCCCAGGGCGTTGCGGTGTTCTTCCATCAGGTCCACGCCATCAACGATTTCAATCATGTTGATCACATCAACCTCATAGAGCACCTCGCCGTTAATGGTCAGCTTCGCGTAGCTGTTGGTGCTGCTGACTTTTGTGGTGTTGCTCTCGCCGGTTTTCCATTCGCCGGAATCGACTTCTTTATGTCGCCCGCGCACAACCAGCTCAACGGCCTGCACTTCGCCGGTATCGTCACGCTGAATGGAGCCGGTGAAACGTAGCTGGATACCGTCAACGGTGGCTTTACCCATCTGCTTGAATAACAGCAGTTCGGTGCCACCGATTGAAAATTCCGTGTCCAGTGCTCCATCATCCAGCCCCAGATCAACATCCGCCGAACCGGGCATACCGCCGCCGCGATACTTTTCAAACTTGCGGCCGAATTTAGGCAGGGTCAGGGACTCAACGATCCCCTGATAGTTATTCCCGTCGTTAAACAGGTTCAGGTGTTTTAACTTGCGTGGTAAAGCCATATTGTCCCCTTACGCGCTGACCTGGCTGGAGAAATCCAGCAGATACTGATCGGTGATGCGCTGGCGCAGCATCAGGTTTTCCAGAGGCGGTACCGGCGTATAGTCGTAATCGATAGTGAGCTTCCCAGCTTTCAGGGAATCTTTATCGTTTACGGACTCATCCAGCCAGCAGTCGGCGCCGATGATGTAGCCCTGCGTTTTCAGGTTGCGCAGTTTGGCGCGAATACCTTCGATAATATCGCGGGCCAGCGACGGGTTAAGCACGCCATCCACCGCCCACATGTGCGCTTCTGCGATGGTGTCAGCCAGAACTTGCGCGGTGCGGGTGTAGTTTTCAAAGGCAAACAGTGGATCGTCACTGAGGCAACGGGAACCCCAGAAGCGAAAGCCGTCTTTGCGGATCAGCGTGGTGACATCGTTCTGGTTCAGCAGCCCCGCATCGGTTGCCGGGTCCTGCAAATCCCAGAACACATCAGCAGAAATGCCGGTGACGCCATTCACGCCCACGTTGGACAGGGATTTGTGCCAGCCGGTCTGTTCGTCAATTTTGGCACGCAGGCCAAGCGCACGGGCTGAGGCATAAGCCGTTGCGTCAGCATTCAGCACGGTGTCAAAACTGATGAAATCAGGCCAGATCAGCATTCCCTCTCGCTGGCTGAAATTAGCGCGGTAGGCAATGGCCTCCTCTACCGTTTTGCAGCCGTAGGCTGACAGATAGGCGAACCCGCGCAGACTCTGCGCCAAGCTCAGCAGCTCAGTGGCAACCGCCTGCGTGTCATGCCCCGGCACGCCTAGAATGCGCGGCTTAACGCCGAGCTGAGACTGCGCAGATAACAGCGCTTTCATGCCCGTTTTTTTACCTTCAGCTGTCACGCCGCCGATAATGTTGGAGGTTGTCTCCGCTTCGGTTTCACCCTGTGCCACGCGCACAACGACGGTCACGGGTTTAGCCTGGTCGGCAATTGCATCCAGCGAGCGAGCCAGCGTGCCGGACTCGCCTGCTTTACCGCTGGCGGTCAGCACGTCGGTGAGCAGGACCGGTTTATTGAGGGGGAACACGGACGCATCTGCATCATCGCCGGTACAGACCATACCGACAATTGCCGTGCTTACTGTTGAAATGGGGCGGGTGCCATCGTTGACCTCAACGACGCGCACACCGTGGTGATAATCCTGAGCCATACGGCGAACCCTCCGGTGTTTAGGTTTCGCCCTATGGTGAATTGAATGGGCCGCGCAGACAGCTACGCGGCATTGTTCCCTTAATCACACAATATGCCCGCGCGGATATCTGCGTTTTCTTTTTCCAGGCGTTCGCATGAGATATCAAAATACTGCTGGCTCATTTCAATCCCGGTAAATTTATATCCTTTCCTCAGCGCGGCAACGCCAGTTGATGCACTCCCCATAAATGGATCAAGAATATGGCCGCTAGGGGGAACTGGGGCAATCAGGCTTTCCATTAGTTCAATCGGTTTGCCGGTCATATGGAGTTTTTGAGAAGGAATAACCCGACGAGTCACCATACCCGGCCAGGGTCCACCATGCAGACTTTTAGGCAATGGTCCGTTACTTCCCCAAACCACATATTCGCACTGATGGCGAAAATAACCGGTATGAGGCGCACGGGTTGAAAGCGTTTTATCCCACGGAATCAAACCCCGCCATACAAAACCTCCAGCCTGGAAAACGTCAGTAAGCGTTGGAAGCTGCCGCCAGTCTGTGAAAACCATGGCATACCCGCCTGACTTAACCAGGCGGTTAACCTGACTCATCCACTGCGTCATCCAGAACGCCCAGGAGCGCACGTCTCTGTTATCGCCGTAAACTCATGGTAGTTGTTATTGCCTACATACTTCCCTGAGGGTTTGGCCTGCCGATCACTGCGCGTCATACCACCGCTGGAATAAGGCGGATCAGTAATTACTGCATCAAATTCGCCAGTGAGTTCGCGCAAAATTTCCAGGCTGTCACCACAGTAAATAGTTGCCGCCCCAATAACTGCTTTTTGCATAGACTTGCCTCCCTTATGTACCTGATTTCAGGTTACATAAATGAGAAGTCATGTTCATTTATACAGGAGTGTCTGAGCGTTCAGACAATGGCGCCACGACAGACGCGGGAAATTTACGGTACAGCGTTGATATGCCCACATCAAAAATTAGTGCAACGCGCTTTCTGCTTTCCCCTGCCTCAAGGAGTCGCCCGGCCTGCGCCCATTGCTGCTCTGTCAGTTTTGGCCGCCTGCCACCGATACGCCCTTGCTGTCTGGCCGCAGCCAGCCCGGCGCGGGTACGTTCAACGATTAGCTCACGTTCCATTTCGGCCAGGGCGCCCATAACGTGGAAAAAGAAACGCCCCATCGCGGTTGATGTATCAATGCTATCCGTCAGACTGCGAAAATTTACGCCCCGACTGCGAAGGTCTTCGATCAGGGTAACAAGATGCCGCATGCTCCTGCCGAGCCTGTCCAGCTTCCAGACAACCAGCGTGTCACCTTCTGACAGAGTGCGCAGCACCTTCTTTAGCCCTGGTCGATCTGCGGTTTTACCGCTTATTTTATCCTCAAAAATCAGCTCACATCCTGCGCACTCAAGTGCATTCCGCTGTAAAGCGGTGTTCTGGTCATTTGTTGACACCCTCACGTAACCTATTTGCATGATTTTTCGCCCATAAAAAGCGAGAAATAATGCCACCTTTTTATCGAGCACGGTCATTTTTGACGGTCCTGCTGGTCAATGGCCAGCACAGTCAAAAGTGAATGTGTTTAACCAAAAACCTCGGTTTAGGAGGTTCCAAATTCGTAATAAGCCGGGGCAGAAACGCTAACGGATCATGGGTTATTTGGTCTGATGGCGCCATTGAGCTTATGGGGTACGGAGTAACTATTGATAATGGTCTGGCAACAGTGAATTACCCAATAGAGTTGCCTGATTTAAGTCGCTTGATCAGTATTGCTGAACGTATTTCCACTGATCCAGGTGTTGGGGCCAACGTCACCCACTCATCTATGGTTATTGATTCATTAACAACAAAAGCTGGTTTCAAGGCTCGTTGCATAATGTCTGCTACGGGCAATCCATCAAGCAATGGTTTTTCATGGAGAGTTTATTATGCGCCTGTTTAATCCGAACACTATGACAGAGGTTATTCACGGCTTTCACGATACTGCTGGGGCGATTGCACTACCGGATGACAATTGGTTTTTCACAATAGATACAATTCCGGAAGGGAAAATACTCGCCGTCAATGATAACGGCGAGCCAGTGATGATTGATATTACTAAGGAGCAGAAGGCCAGCTAATATCTGGCACAGTAGAGGTTTCAACGGCCTGAAGCAGATTTATATAGGTTAGCCAGTTGATGAGGGTGGCTTTATCCTCATCGCTGATAATGCCTAACTGTAATTCCGTCTGCCACAGGCTGATCGTTGTTTGTGCCTCTGCAAGCAAAGCTGCTTTCTGTTGTTCTGCTGCCTCTACGTCAGCCATGTGCTGCGCTTCGTTATCCGTCACCCACTCGCTACCATTCCACACATCGTAAGGCGTTGCAGGTGCCAGCGTGGTGGTGCCATCCGGGTAATCGCCAGGCGCAGAAACATGTACCGCTTCGCCAGTTTCAGTGCTATATACCGTTTCCCCCCTGTGATCGGCGACATACTCCCATGAGGAAAAATCTGCAGTCCGGCGAATAGCAAAACTCTCTTTATTTTCCCCTGGCGCGTCAGTGCATGAGTTAGCGGGAATGCCAACCCCGACAGCCAGATACTCAATCGAAGAAGAAAGATATTCTCTCGTCTCACCATCGTAGTTAAATACGGTAATATCACCGGCCACTGTCGCAATAAGATCGCTGCTTAATTTTGCCTTGACCATTATGCGGCCCTCACGATGTAGTTAAACGCAATACTTCTCGGACGCGTCTCAACTGAAGATGTTGATGGCGTAGCAATGCTGGCACCTGACGACGCCCTGTAGGTCCTGAATGCCGGTAACCCTGTCAACAACCCGTTATTGTTGCCTACAGGAGTAAGATCCTTACGATAAAGTACCACTTTGTCAGTTGTACTGGTTCCATCCCAGGACGTTCCTGCAGTAGACGGGGTTAATGCAGCGCTAGGCATACTCGGAACATCGTTGAAAACCATATAAATATCATTCTCAACCATATCAGAGGGGTTACCTACACCAGTTGGCAAGCCGTGAGCATGATCCTGAAATGCAAAACCCTGACTACTGAGCAATGAACGCCCCGCATCAACGCCGCGCCCGTCATCCCATCCACGGATAAACTCCCCGCGCAAGTCAGGCAGTCTTAGAGCTGGATAGGCAAGTGCCAGCTTTGGGTACTGGGAAGCTGTGAACGCGGCTCCGTTGCACTTGAGCCACCCCGTTGGTGGTGTTGCTGACGGCCACGGAATTGGGGTGCCAACCGGCAAAGCAGAGCCTTCCCCTAAACCGAGGTATTCGAGAATGGCCGCAATAGATTTTCCCGACAAGGCCGTCAGCGTGTTATCCAGAGGCTGCTTGTTCGCCAGGGCGTTTGTCATAGTGGCCGCAAAGTTAGGATCGTTACCTAACGCCGCCGCCAGCTCGTTCAATGTATCAAGCGCTGCGGGTGAGGAACCAACAAGCCCTGCAATAGCAGCCTGCACAAAAGCAGTATTGGCAAGCTGAGTGGAATTGTTACCAGCTGCCGCCGTCGGGGCTTTTGGGGTGCCGGTAAACGTCGGGCTGGCTTTTGGTGCATATTGCGAATGCGGATCAGCTGCCGCAAGATGTGCAGCCATCAGCTCATCCACATATACCTTAAGCTCCAGTACCTTATCATCCACGTATTTACGGGTAGCGAGCACGACGGAAGGATCAATTTTCAGCGTAATGTTATCGGTGCTGCTGGTAATTAACACCATGCGCACTGTCTGCGTGCGCCCGCTGCCCTCTGTCAGCTGCGGCTTGTAGCTCTCCGGGCAGTTACCGACAGCAATCAGCGCGCCGGTTTCATCAAACAACCCAACTTCACGAATCCACCAACCGCCCTCTGTTTCAGGTATCACCTGCTCAGCTATCACCTGGCTGCTGTTCTGCGGATCGATATACAGCATATTCAGAGGTGCACGGCGTTTTTCACCGACCAGCTTTGTCTGTTGGGCATTTGGCGTTGGCAGCACGCCGCCGCCATCACCCACTGCCATCTGTGTAATTTTCAGTGGAACACCGAGCGCGGCGGCATTTGCCAGTTTCGCCGCGCCGATATCCGTCAGCAGGGTATAAAATTTTGCGCTCATGGGTTCACTCTCATTGTGTCAATTACATGGACGGCGCCGCCCTCGTAGGCAGTGCCATCGGAAATGATGGTTTCGTTGATATACGGGTAAATAGTGATTTCTTCGCCGGTGTAAGTGGCAGCCCCAACAAAATATGGTCCGCTCGTCTGTAGGTTTATGGACATGCCGATCAGATGCCGACTGCAGGGTTTGGCGTCACCAATCAGGCGCTCCAGCTCCAGATAGGTTTCCTCTGTTATGCCCTGGTCCTGCACCCCAATATCCAGGCGAAACGTGCCCGGCGCATCGTCGGTCTGCCACCATTCAATGATGCGGATCAGAAAGCCGAACGGCTCCACCACACGCCGCACAGCGCTGGTTGTGCCCTTGTGCTGATGGATATAGAACGCATCCTGCACCACGCGGCGCTTCACGCTCTCCGCCCATCCTTCGTCCCAGCGATCAACCGAAAAAGCCCACGCCAGATACGGCAGAAACTTGACCGGGCATGTTGCCGGGTTCCATAAATCCCGCAGCGGCACCTGCAGATCGGAAATTCCGCCGCAGGTCTGAGCAAGACGGCGCTCAAGCGGCGATGAGCCAGGAGGAAGCAGACTATTCATCCGTTCCCCCGTTGGTTACGCTCCATTCCGTACATGAAGCGGCTTGTGTCTTATCCAGCACCACATCAGCGAGCGGCGAGGCCAGCTCAACACGCTGCACACCTTCAACATGCAGCGCGGCATAAATTGCACTGCGGCGAATATCACGCCCCAGCCTCGTCTGGCTGGCGATATATCTCTGCAGGCTGGCTTTTGCCGCCTCCATCACTGGCTCAGCTTCTGGCCCCGGGTAAAGAAAGATCGTCGCATCCACGCTGTACGGAATAATTTCGGCGCTGCGCACCGTCAGGCGGTCCGCCACCGGCCGCACGTTCTCACTGTTAAGCGCCTGTTCAACCACTGCCAGCAGGTCCGCCGCTGCCGTTCCATCGCCCTCACGGCTCAGCACGGTAAGCACCACCTCCGCCGGTGCCGAGCTGGTTGCACTGGCATCAGCCACTCGCCCGTCCGCGCTTTTGGCGTGAAACTCATAGGCCGCCGTCGGGCCTGCAACGGATAGCCCCTCAAATGCAGCAGGAACACGCAGGCGCAACGCCTCGTCACTTTCCATTACCGCTGCGACCGGCGGCACCGCGTCATTATCGGCAGGCGTAACCGTCAGCCGCTTCACGTTGTAGTTGGCCGCCATCTGATCGAGATCGCCGCCAATGGCATAAGCCACCATGACCGCCTGCGCCGCCTCGTTAATGCGCTGGCGCAGCAGGATTTCCCGGTACGTGTTTTCCTGCAGTTGTTTGGTGATGGGTTCAGATTCCAGCTCAAGCGTGCGCCGCACCGCGTCCTGTTCGTCTGCCGGATACAGGGCCACAAAGGCGGCCTTACGCTCAGCCAGCAGGGATTCAAAGTCTGGTACGTCAACGATTTGCGGCGCGGGGAGCTGGGAAAGGTCAATGACTGCCATTGTCTGCTCCTGTTGATACCGAAAGTGAAACCGGCTCGCCGTTATCCCGCTGCCCGGTTAGCTCAACCACCATAGAGCCGTCAAAGCTGCTGATTATGGTGATGGAATCCAGCGTAAGTCGTGGCTCCCAGCGACTCAGAGCCACATAGACCGCAGACATTACCTGCAGGCGCAGCGACGGGTTCTGCGGCTGGTCTATCAGTTCAGACAGAAGCGAGCCGTATTCCCGCCGGGCAATGCGGCTCCCCTGCGGAGTCAGCAGAATATCCCGGACCGACTGGCGCAGGTGGTCCGTATCGGTAATGGCCCTGCCGTTGTCCTGACTCATGCCGATATACAGCGTCATACCGGGCCTCCTGATGTATCACCGCCGGACTTAACGCCGGTATGACCGTGTTTATCGACTACGATCTCGTTGGAACTCATGGCGCCGCCGCCCTGGGTGACGCCACCATTGATCACCACCTCGCTGTTAATGCGCGTGTTACTCGCTTCCACCACAAACTCCCCCGTTTTCAGGGTTATGTTATCTGCAGCCTCGATCACCATGGATTTGATACCCCGCACATGCCAGCGGCCGGTCGCGGGTTCATATTCAAACCAGCCACCGTCCGGGTATTCCGTTACGCAGCCGTCCACTGAGTCCGACGGCGGCGCGAACTGGTTGGAATAGATCGCAGGTAAGGCAAAAGCGGTTTCCAGATTGCCGCCCATACTCAGCACCACCACCTGCTCATCCGGCGACGGGCACCACCATGTACGGGCACCGCCTGCGCGCAGTGTTAGCCAGTTTATCCAGTTGGTTTCAAGCTCGCCCACTTTCACCCGGCATAGCCAGTTTTCCCGGTCCACTTCGGTTACGGTACCGGTGCGGATCAGGTTGGTGATAAGGCGCATTACTTCGGTTAGTTGAGTATTCATGAGTTTATTTTCCCATGGTTTACACAAACTCTTCGATCAGCCCATGTTGTGTAAAAGAGGATACAATTGCTTTGAAATGAAATACGACCACTGATTAGCTATCAGAGGCAGAGGCAGAGGCAGAGGCAGAGGCAGAGGCAGAGGCAGAGGCAGAGGCAGAGGCAGAGGCAGAGGCAGAGGCAGAGGTTATTAAAATATCGCAGGGTCACCCCTGCGAATATTTATTAACTGAACTTCACAGGTTTATCACTTATAAAAAAATTTTCAATTTGGGCAATCCACCCTGGTCTTTTTCGAACATTACCCTTACAAATAGAAACATATTCCTTCGAGAATTCAAACTTAATCCCTTCTTTATCAAAAAAAGCATCTAGCGTTTTTTTATTTCTAGGTGACAAATCCATAGCAGCAAAAGATGAGTGATTTTCATCAATTTGAACACTACTACCAGGAATCAATGCCTGAAGCTCAGGAAAACGCGAAGAAAATTTTGTTATAGTTTCTATAAATGTCAGAGGATTAAGACAATCTTCTATTTCGGTTGCTGGGGATACGGGATTGGAAGATATATCAACTAATTTTACCAAATCGTTTACACTAACAATTCTTTTACAAACAACATGCTGCATAGTTGGGGTATCATATGACACCAACTCAGAATCTGTATCAGTTAACAAAAACACTTTGCCTTTGAGATCTTTTTTGAACTCCTCATAGGAGGCCTCTAAATGCTTAAATATTTTTTTAACTTCACTTGCCCCGCCTACCGGAACAATCCGCAGCCTTTTATTTTCTACTAACTCATGGAGATAATGCGAGAGATATATTTTCTCGGTAGTCCCCTCACATATCAACCAATTATAAGGTTTTTCAGCAAGACAGCTAGATATTATAGACTGAATAAGATCATTGACGCTTTTTATTTTTATATCAAATGGCATACCCGGAGATGAAGTTTTCGCTTTCCTCCTAACCTCTTCTCTATAACTAGCAAGATCATACAATTCAAAATGATGCGTTGCATCTGTTTTTAGGATAGCTGTAGTGCATCCATTTTCGACAGTTGGAAGATAACCATACCAATGTGAAGTAAAGATTAATTGTTCACATATACCACTTATTGAATATAGTTTTTCAAACTGCTCAAAGCATGCAGACATATGAAGAGAACATTCTGGCTCATCGATTCCAATAATTAAATTATCGCCATTTTCTCGATGATTGGTGAGAAAACCATACGCAATATCCATAATTGCACGCTGCTTTTCACCTGAACTTAGAGAACTAATTTCAATCCAGTCCGATCCTTGCTTTTTATTTAATTTCCTGACTCTAAAGAATGCTTCAATTATCAAATTGTAAACATCTTTCTTTTTTAATCGAGACTGTCTCTCGCCAGATGTTCTATAACCATACTCCTCAAGTTCCACCTCAACACCGTCGAGAAACTTGGTGAGACCTGTATTAATTTGACTAATAGTTCTATCAGAAATTCGTTCCTTTATTATCGTTTCTAAAGATTCCCCCATTAGTTTCTGCACTTCACTGGTTTCTAGCTTCGTAAAGGATTCTGAGTCTATATCCTTAGGGATATATATATATTCATACTTATGTCGAACATGATGCAACAAATACCCGAAGTGCTCTGATAGCGATTCACCAGAAACTTTATTATCAGTATTTTCAATTTCCAAAAGTCGACAAAGCACTTTACCATTTAGAATCGAAACACTTACATCACCATCTTTTTCAATACCTAAGGGAATTAAAAAATAATCATCTACATTTAGATTTCTTTTTAATTTAGCAATATGATCGGAGAATGTATTAAATATTATGCGTGTGGTAGGCGTTAGTGTTACATCAGCATTGCTATTACTGTATTCTAAAACTAATTGTGTCAGAAGCCCAGCCTTAGCATGATGATCTTCATGCAACTTATCTCGCCTTATAAGATATAAAGGAACAATATGCGGAGATGGCCTATCACTAGAAGTTCTTTTAAATGAAGAGTTAATATTCCATGGTTTGCTATTAATAAACGAATCTAAAGCTTCGAGAACGGAACTTTTGCCAATTCCATTATTACCAACAATCCCACAAAACTGGCTTCCAGAAGATAATGGTATGTAATGATTTCCACTATATGTTTTAAAATATCTTAAAAAAATCCCTACTATCATGAGATTAGCTCCATTGATGAGATGCACAATTAAAGTACAACAAGATTAATCTTAAAAAAAGGGACTTGTAGTAAATTCAAGCTATGATTTGGAATTTCGCACGATTTAGAACACTTATCGCCATCACTAACCATCTATTTATCAAGGGATTTAAGTAAAATTTCCAAAATTAAGTACCTAGTATTGTCCGTAAATCCTAAAAGCTTTCTCGCAGGATACAGGGCTGTTTTGCCTCTTCGGCTCACACGATCACGTAGGCCATAATGGTGAACACGGGCGATGCGCTGGACGTTCCTATCAAACTGCACACTTGCAGAGTCCGCAGTGGCTGCGGTTTTCAGGTATTTAGTGGTGCGCAATTTTGCGAACATCTGGCGCTTGATGCGCCCCTTTTTACTTCTGGCCGTCACTCGGCGCGGCTCAAAGGCAGTGCCGTCTGGATTGCGTTGCAGCCTGATGTTTTGCTGTTGCGACCGGCGCAACTCCTGCGCCAGTTGTCGCATCATACGGTTGCGGGCTGCCGGTTCCAGATTCGCCAGCAGAGCCGCCAGCCAGTCATCCACCCTCTGCAGGTCATCCACGTTTCACCGTCCACATTTCTTCGGGCACGTCGGGTTCCGGCACCGCTTCAACGCTCGATACGGTGCCATCTGTGCTGACAATCACACGCTCCGTGAGCTGCAGATTGAGGCTGAGATCACACAGATCGTTGCTCAGGATATCGACGTCAAAGGTAAAAAGTTTTTCGCGCAGCTCCGGGTTGTAGATGGCGTCCGGTTGATTGGTCATTAACCAGAGCAGCACGGGCGCCATCACTAAATTCTGGTTGCCGCTAAAATCTTCAATCACCACGTTCAGGGTGTAGCGATATTCCCATGACATTGAACGGGCGCCGGTTGCAACCAGCGAACCGTTATCAACAAAAAGGTGCAGTTTGTCCGGGTTGTCACGGACATACGCCACCGATTTATTCAGTGCGTTGCGTAAGGACTGCGGCTTGTTCACTGTCTCGCTCCTGACACGCAATGATCGTGTCTACTTTGTCGGCACATGCCGCCCAGGCGGCCTCAGTCTCATCCAGCACCTGATTCAGATCCCCATTACTGCGCGGCGCTGACCTGTCCAGGCGGCACTGCGTCACTTTTGGACAACCACTCACGGTAAGCTGCACCTCCGGCGAGGGCCGGGCGGTCCCGCAGCCGGATAATGTCAGCAGGCAAAGGAGTGTCAGCCCAGCGGCGTAAATCCTCGTTTTCACGTTTTAGCTCCTCGATCCGGCGCTGGCGACTCCGCAACAGCGCGGAAGTATCCTCCGCTGCAGCATAAAGTTGCATCTGCGCCCGACTGTTGGTTTCGGTAAGAATGGACAGGCTCATGAGCTGGCTGTTTTTCTTTGCCAGCTCCTGCTTGTTCTTTTTAAGCGCCTCAGCCTGCGTCCCGATGGTGTGACCGGCATTATTAAGCCGCCATGACTGCCAGCCCAGCAGTGCCAGCACCAGAGCCAGAATCACCGCCAGCGCGCGCGTCATGCCCCTGCCCCTTTAAGACACCAGGCAAGCTCACGGGCGCGCCGGTTTTCCAGCCCTTTATTCCATTGACCATTTACATAAACCCAGCGGGGGAGCTGGTTGCACGCCTGCCACCATTGTTGGCGATTGATGTAAGAAACCATTGTTGACCGGCAGATTGCCCCCGTTCCGACATTAAAGCCGATACTGATCAAGGCATCGTAAACATGCTGAGGTGGCTTAACCTGCAGGCAGGCTTCAATCCTTTTTTCCGTCAGCAACACGTTATTAATCAGCCCCTGCGCTGCCTGTCGCTCCGTTATGGTTTTGCCCGGCACTACCCCGGACGTATTGCCGATCCCGTCAGTCCAGACCCCGGCGCTGCACTGGTATGGCTGCAGGCGGCACCCTTCGAAATCAGCAATCAGTTTCAGCCCCTCAACTGAGGTACGAAGGGACTGAAAACCAGGCAGCGTGGCGGCAATCGCCAGCACCGCGCCGATCAGGCAACGCTTAACGATTGAAGGACTCATATTCCCCCTTGGATATTCTGCCGTCCCGCAGCAGCTGGTAGGCTTTCCAGCGTAAATAACAGGTCACAGCTGCAGTAATAATCCCCAGCGCAAGACCGGTAATGGTCGATACATCTTTAAGAGACAAATCGCCGAGCCATGCCAGAAGCAGGGCAACGCAGTAAGTGATAAAGGCGCTGATTCGTTCAAGCGTCATAGTTCAGTCCCATAACTGGACAGTCTGCGCAGTGGTTGACGCCGTGATATCCGGCAGCTCCACCTGCAGCCCGTGCGGTAAAAAGGGGCCATATTCAGCCAGCCCCGGATTCGCCTGCAGCACCTGTTCAGTGACTCCCTGCGTACGCCCATAATGGCGCCAGCAGAGTGCGTCCACCGTGTCATACTGATGCGCACGCACTTTCATCAGATAAGCTCCACCGTGCAGTGCGGTGCATCCTGCACCCGGCTGATAGCCCAGCGGGCATCACGCCACAGATCGCCGCTGACCTCCGCCAGTTCCTCCCCTCGCTTTACCCCGGACGCCGTGGCGTCATAATCCTGGTAACGCTCATTGAGCACGGCGCGCGCCCAGCAATACACGGCGTTGAGGTAGTGCTGAATGCGCTCGCTTTTGCCGTCCAGCATTTCCGCCGGCACGTCAGCCAGATCCCGGTAGCCCAGCATCTGCTGGCGGTTGCGGAAGTCGTACAGCTCAGCGTTAACTTCGGAAATGGCTGTCAGCGCAACCTGCCTCAGACGGGGCTGCGTCACCGTGCCGTCGGTGCGCATCACACTGCGAAATTCCGACAGGTCCACATCAGGCCAGAACGGCGTATTTTTAATAACGTCCGCCTGTTCCGGTGCCTGTTCTGGCGCAACAAAATGCATGCGGCTTTCTCCTGAAATAGTGGGCGGTGGACGGGGTTTTGATGTGGCAGTGCCTTTCGCCACCCCGTGCCGCCCGTGCGCGGGGCACGTTCGTTAGCGGCTGTCACTGCGCAATCTGCGCTCCAACTGCTGCTTTTCTTTTTTCACGCCGCAGCGGGGATCGAGCTGCAGCGCATGGGTAAGGTGATTAAGCGCAGAAGCCGGGTTGCTTTCGGTCAGTACCGCGCCGATGGCTTTGTGCAGGCGTGCCCGGGACTGGTCCGGCATATCCAGATCGGTAGTCAGTTCCAGCGTCTGCAGGAGCAGATCGACATCAAAACCGGCGGCGGCCAGCAGGGCGCTTTGTGCGGCGTCAGCCATTTCTTCCGCCAGAACGGTCTGCACGTTGCGGTTGCCCAGCGGCATCACCCAGCCATGGCGCAGCGCATGACGTCCGATTTCCAGCGCACCGGCATAATCACCGGCATCGATACGCCACAGCATCACGTACATCAGCACGTCATCCTGCTGCGCACCTCCGGCAGCCAGCACGCCCTCCGCCCAGGCGGCATACTTCGGCAGAAGCTCCACCTTGATTGCCGCCTTTTTCACGGTGGACTGGATACCCTTAAGGTGGCGGCGGTCTTCTGCCAGCTGCAGTAGCATCAGATCATAGCCGGACGCATGGCGAACACTGCCGCCCTCCCGGGCGGCCTGTTCGGCCTGAATGCGCAGGCGGTGCTGCCGTGCGGGACTCAGGCTCATGCGTTACTCCCCACCTTCCGGCGCAGCTGGCGCGGTGAAGTCACCGATAGTGATGTTTTCGACCAGGGCCGCGCAGCGGTAGTCTTCAATCACATACGCTTCGTTGACGGATTCGAAGTTCTCAATTCGGTCACGTTTTGGGTTGTCGATAACAGAACGGCGGCGGGTGTCCTCCTGCCAGTAAATGGACAGGTTATCCAGACGGGTGATCAGCAGGGCATTCGCTGGGAAGAACGGCGCACGCACCGCCTGCAGCCCACCCATGCGTTTCTGGCTGATAATCAGATCGGCGGCGATTTTCTCGCTGTTTTCCTGCTCTTTGTTAACCAGTGGGAAATACTTGTCAGATAGCAGCTCGCGGCCGCAGATA